CGAACCTTAACATGTTCGCCGTGAACTACAACGTCCTCCGCATCCAATCGGGTATGGGTGGTCTCGCCTTCTCTAACTAAATACTCATACGAAGTATTTCATAAATATTATTAATTCACTTTTAAAAATTGTTCTTACACATTTTTTAAAAATGAAGGTTCAATACATTTTTGACTCCCCCGACTTTTTGTAACGCCTTTTTTTGTTCCGAATTTCATAAGGTGTCCGACCGGTCGGATCAGTCGAACGTGCAAGAAGCATTCTCGTCGTCCCATGCATCTACACTGTTACATGAAATAGTACCCCCAAACAGTTCATACACCCAAGACCCGTCTACGAGTTCATCTTCGATAAGTTTTTCTTTTAATTGTTTAAGTTCAAGCATATTAATAGACAGAAGTTCCTTTGAACGTTTATAACATTCCGATACAAGATCACTGATTTCCTTATCGACCATTAACGCGGCTGTAGGTGACAGGTTCCTATAATCGAAGTTGTTAATACCTAGACCATACGTGGTAACCATTTCTCGAGCGATGTTATACACTTGGGCATAATCTGAAGAAGCACCCGTGGTGATATTATCAGCCCCGTATATAAGTTCTTCGGCTGCGCGTCCACCTAGAGCTACGACCATCTGATTCTTAAGATACTGTTTTGTGTAAAGAGCCGATTCTGCATTCTCTTCCGAAGGCTGAAAGAAAGTCACACCACCGGCTGCACCCCTAGGAATGATAGACACTTTACGCACACGATCGTACCCCGGAATGACTGCACCCGTGATAGCGTGCCCCGCTTCGTGAAAAGCGATGACCTCTTTTTTATGACCCGTAAAAGTTGTATCACCCTTTGCACCTACTATCAGTCTCTGGTATACATCGTCCACTATATCTTCCGTGATAGTACCATCTCCATCTCGAACCCCCCGAATAGCACATTCGTTCAATAAGTTAGCGAGTTCAGCACCCGAAAACCCTGTCGTCTGTTTCGCGAGGGATCCAAGACTTACACTTTTATCGAGTTTCTTACCTCGAGCGTGTACTTTAAGAATCTTCTTACGACCCCCAACACTTGGTAAGCTGACCTGAATCTTGCGATCGAATCTACCCGGGCGAAGAAGAGCTTCATCTAGAATATCACTTCTGTTAGTAGCTGCTATGACTACGATTCCCGTGTTTTCATCAAATCCGTCCATTTCTGTAAGAAGTTGGTTGATAGTCTGTTCACGTTCATCATTACCCGGCATGGGTCCAGATGCACGCTTTTTACCCACAGCGTCGATCTCATCTATAAAAACTATACACGGTTGATTCATTCGCGCTTGTTCAAAGAGTTCACGCACACGCTTAGCACCCACACCTACAAACATTTCAACAAAACTCGCCGCCGAACACTGAATGAAAGGGACACTGGATTCGCCCGCGATCGCTCGAGCGAGTAGAGTCTTACCAGTTCCAGGTGATCCCGAAAGAAGAGCACCTCGGGGGATTTTGGCTCCACTGCCCAAATAACGCTCGGGATTCTTAAGAAAATCAACGATCTCTTCGAGTTCGTATTTAGCAGAATCTATACCTTCAACATCGGTGAATCGGGTTTCTATACTTTGTTCCATATCAAAATCAGCTGATTTAAGAAAGGGGTTAGGCATTCCCATTCCACCACCGTCTTTACTTCCAAAAATGGCACGGAACATGGTAAAAGCATATAAGATGAAAAATGCTATAATTACATTTTCGGCGAGATTTTGTGGTTGAGTAGTATCTATATTGATATTAGCTTCACTATTGATAAGTGTCTCCCAGAACTTATCAGATTGAACGATCGCGACATCTCCGTAATTTCCATCCTTTTCCGTGAAAATCGCGATATTCTTAGAGGGTTTAATCAACACCTGAGGAAGCTCTTTCTTTTCTAGACTTTTCATAAATTGGCTATACGATTTCGGTTTATACTCTGATTGGGGTGACTTGTCTACCTTAATATTGGGTGCACGAAACAAACGCGGTACAGATAGACTCACAACAGGACGCATCTATATTATATATTGAATTAAGTTTTAAGCGGCTTAAATAAATAGACCTATAATATAACATAATGACAAGTTCTTTGGGTGTAATCGGATTGGGTTCTATCGGGAAAAATCTCGCACTTAATATTCAAGAGAAGCAGAAATTGCACGTGTATAACAAGACGCACTCTAAGGTTATCGCATTGGAAGAACAATCTGAGAACGTGTTTGGACATGAGTCCATCGTTGAAATGGTCGATGCTATGAAATGGCCGCGTGTTATCTTTACAGCTCTTCCTCACGGGGATGCGACAGATGATACTGTTAAAATTTTACTCAAACATTTGAGACCTAATGATACAATCATAGATTGTTCAAACGAATTCTATAGGGTCTCTAGAACCCGTGGGTCTAAATGTAAGGTTCGGATGATAAATTATTTAGGGACTGGACTTTCTGGTGGTACCGTCGGCGCTCGTGAAGGTCCAGCTTTCATGATAGGCGGAACTAGGCATGCATACGAGATGACTAAGCCCATCCTTACAAAGATATCTAACAGACATACGTACATGGGCGAAGATTTTGGTGTTGGTCATTTTACAAAGATGGTTCATAACGGTGTGGAATACGGAATGTTACAAGCTGTAGCAGATTTATATTCCTATTGCGGTCATGATGATACACGTATGAAAGCTAGTCTAGAAAGGGCTATCGGTACAGATATGGATGGGTATATTGTGCGATCAGCTTTGAAAGTACTCGAGCAATACGAGATGGATAAGATTTCTGATGTCGCAGAAATGAATAATACTGGGTTGTGGTGTTCTCAAGCTGGTTTTGAATATGAAATTCCTACACCGGTTATTAATTCAGCTGTTAATACTAGAATTACGAGTAGATACGTGAAGTCTATTCAGACCAAGCAACATGCGACTTCTGCCTTTGCACCCATTTGTGGAATGAATACACTGCGATTTACATTCGCTGCTTCTCTTTTAGAGGGGTTTGATCTCATGAAAACACGTAATACTCATAAACAGAGCGTGGTTAATGCGTGGTCCAGTGGTACCATCATCGAATGCCCTCTTATCGCGGAAGACCTATACGATATTATGGATAAACATATTCTAGATGCGCGAATTTTTGTGTTACATTGTATGACCGCGGGTGTGCCGTGTCCAGCTGTGCAGGCGGCTGTTATTCAATACGACTTTATACATCAACAGAAAACTTCAATGTCATTTATTATGGCGCAACGCAATTTGTTTGGACAGCATACACTTATTGAAGTATAAAAAATAAACACATTTTTAAAGTATGATTAAGAAATTGATTGACATGTTGTTAAAAGTAGAAAAACCCGTACTAGGCCGGTGGTCACTTAAAAATTGTAGTGAGATGTCGGCATCCATAAATTCTGTGTATCAGAATAGAGATCACTGTGGAGATACGATATGCAAAACACCAAAACGAGCTTCGGAATATCCTTCCACTCCTAACAATATAAAAGATAAACGATAAGTAAGAATATGCTCGAGATTTACACAGATGGAAGCTGCCTCGGAAACCCGGGACCCGGGGGGTGGGGCGTCATTTCGCGAGATTTTAAACTAACCGGTGGATCTCGAGAAACTACTAATAATATTATGGAAATGACAGCGATAATAAGAGGGTTGGAACACATTAAAAAATGTGGTATTAACGAAGTGCGTATTTTTACGGATAGCAATTATACGAAAAATGGAATCACTTCGTGGATAAAAAATTGGAAGCGTAACGGATGGCGCACTGCATCTGGGTCCGCGGTAAAAAATAAAGAACTATGGAAAACTCTCGATACACTTGTTCAGTCTATAAAAATTGTAGAATGGCGCTGGGTAAAAGCTCATAACGGAAACGTGCAAAATGAACTTGTCGATAAATTGGCGCGTTCAACTGCCTATGAATTTCAGAATAATCTGAACATACCATAGGCACAGGCCGTTATGTCTGATAAAATTTCACTGGATGAACAGGTAAACTGTTTATGGTGTGAAAAACAAGAAAAATTACTAATACGCTGGGCAGAAAAGGCCGCCGGGTATAGGTGGCTTCATAACCACTCTCGTCTATTTTTTAAGAAACAAAATGACTGGTTAGCATACCCTTCGATTGTAATTGCATCGATAACAGGTGTCGGTGGTTTTGCAGTGTTAAATCCAAGTGGTAACGCTAATACAAGTAACGATACCAGAACGCGTATTATGATCATCCAATATTTCTTTGCTTTTTTGAATGTTTTGGCGGGGATTTTGACGAGTATATCCAAATTTAGTCAGAGTTTAAGTCTTTCAGAAGGGCACTCTGCTATGTGTGTACAATGGTCCAAATTCTATAGAAATATTGATATGGAACTGTCATTAGATGTAAGGCATAGGGCAAATGTCGTAGAATTTGTAATGAAGTGCAGGGAAGATTATGATCGACTGCTAGATGAAGCACCTGACATCCCCGCAGTTTCTATACAGGCATTCCAAGTTCAGTTTCCCAATAAACCCAATAAACCAGATGTGTGCAATGGACTCAGTATCGTTGTGAACGATGAAACAAATTCTGTTATCGCTTCAAAACGAGCTGTTAATAGATGGTTAGGAGCTTTTTCAAATATAAACAAAAGGAAAAGTAAAGACGTGTCGTATCAAGGCGATGAGCTTAACAGGTTAGACTCTGTATGATCTCATTGGTCTTGTCGTACATCTTCTCGTGGTACCTGCTGGTAAACCCTTTCTTCAATCGTCCGTTTTCGATCACGTTCGATTTAAGAGAGTCCCATAATTCGAGTCGCTTCTCAAGAAACTCTTTGAACCTTTCGGGGTCGCTAGTAGATTTATAATGAATCTTTTCACTATTCATAGCCTTTTCAATTGCACTTTTTTTCTGTTCGTTATAAATTTTCACGCGTTCGTTGTATGGTACCGACACGAATATAACCTCTTGTTTCTTACTCATTTGTATTTATTTAGTAGATGTTCTTTATGTATGATTAAATTGCATGGGTTCGAGGGTGAGAGTTTCTCCCGATGTTGTGTCCATGAAAATCCACGCGAATACACCATGTATGACCCACGAAATGCCTAGCATGACCTTTAAAGCCTGTGCCTCTCGTGAAACCTGTATGGTATCATTCAAAACTAGTCTGTGTTCGTCTTCAATTTCATGCCATTCTTCACGAAGATCGTGAAGCTGATTAATGAGGTCTGTAATTTCTTGATCCATAGTTTAATATGACGTCTATTCTTTATACACGAACTCCTGTGTGTGGTCTACAGATAAACGTACCTATCAAAGTAAGTCCTAATAGACCCAGACCCAGTATACCTGTTTGTATGTTATTATCATATCATATTAAAAAATCGCGAAGTGGTTTTGTGAATCTGGGCTGAAAGTGTATTCCGGTTTCTTTGGTTTCGACTCTTCCCGACGCGCCCATTCTTTCCTGACATCTACAGGTGTTGTGTATATATCCATCTTCTCTATGGGTATAGACGGATAATCATATTTGTCGGGTGGATCACGTAAGGCATGACCACCTAGTATAAATAATATCCAAAGTATGATCGATATCCAGATGTATACCGACATTTAATATATACACGAAAAGAAATCTCAAAATTTTCTTCGCTCATAGTAATGAAGGTAACACTCAGAAAGAGTCCAAATCCTGAAAAAAAATACAGAGCCACTTTCGAGGATGGTTCGCATGTGGATTTCGGTGGCGCGGGGTACTCGGATTACACTATTCACAAGGATCCATCGCGTATGAAGAGATATCTCGCACGGCATGGACGTATGGGTGAAACATGGACTAAATCCGGTTTAAAAACTGCTGGATTTTGGTCTAGATGGTTACTGTGGTCAAAACCTAGTATGCCTGGAGCTAAGCGACTGATGTCCTCGCGTTTCGGTTTGCGATTTGTCTAAGACCACGGCGGTTCAGGTTCTTCTTAAGTTGTGATATAAGATTCGGGGGCATTGCGGGACCACGTGCTACCGCGCGCGCCATAATAGGACGCCTCATAGGTGGAGGTGGAGGGGGAGGAGGTGGAGCCCGTCTCATCATAGGACTTGATTTTTTTGTAGCGCATGTACACCTATTCTTAACGAGTTGTTTGCATGTGCGCATAGTAGCGGCAGCTTGAGTTACGCGATTTTTCATTGCAGCTAAATTGCGTAAGTTAATCTCCTTTCGTAAAGCCTCGTTGGT